CCCACTTACTCACCTACCCACCTACTCACTTACCCACCTACCCACCTACTCACTTACCCACCTACCCACCTACTCACTTACCCACCTACCCAACGTACTCGGATATGATTTTGTAACGTACCGAACCACTTGTTATTTTACGTCAAAACGTCAGTAATCAAATATCCCGCGTCTGAAGCCACCAGTTTTTCATCCTGGATTACTCCCGTCTCTATAAATTCGCCATCTCTTTTTTCCTCTCTCCAGGTTTTGGTCCTGAAGGCTCGAGACCGGAAAGTGTACATAAAAGAGAGACTATCCAACGATGGCGATTGCTCAATATAAGCGACCAAAACGTTGTCATTCCAGATGTCTGAAATGCTATTTGGTTGTCCTTCTGCCGAGGTATTTTCTATTGAGCCAGCGACGATTAGTCTACAATTCCATAAGGTAGTCGGCGGCATTCCTAATGCTATCATTTCCTGGTAAGTCAAATTTGTAGTCTGATTTTTCAACCACCGCCGCAATGCTTGCCAAACCGCTTCATTCATCAGAATTGTATTTGGATTTACTCCAGCAGTTTGCCGAATAGCACTTTTTGCGGTATCCACATCCTGTTCAGGGTCTTGACCTGACGGAGCATCCCATTTGGTTGTAGGAGTAGCGGTACCGCCTACATTTGCGGGGTTTTGTGCTATCGCCTGTACTCTCTTTTCGTATCCTAGGCGAATCCACTTTGTCAATTTTTCGGTTGTCGTAATCCTTGGCTGCACTGCTACATCGGCATTGTCTCTTACCCTATCTGGAAGCAAATATTTCAGTGCGTATTCCTCGGCGGAATACGTTGCGGGTGTTACATCCCACTCTATCTCATTCGCTTCAGCGCCAGCGGCCCTCAACGAATCTTTGTCGCGAAGTTCCTCTTTTCCAAATATATAATATTTATCGCTTTCTTTATTCACTGGTACTACAGGCGCAATCAATTCCGCAACAAATGCCGGATTCTTGTATTTTATTGCTACATTTGACAGCGGCACACTTACGTGCACCGATGATACTTCTGGCATTGATATTCCTCCTTTCTTTTGACTTTCGAATACTAACTCAATAATTGACTGATATCCAACGGACATATAAACGCCGTAAAGACATCATCCTCAACCGCCGCTTCCTCCGCTGAGCCTACCCTACCATTATCCCCATCGATTGTATATGTCCTGACATCACCAGTTGCATTCGCTATCTCTAACTCTGCGCCAGCAACAATTGTTGCCGCGGCAACGACTTTGGAAATCCCAAATTTGCGCACGCGCGCCGCAGAGCCAGACGTGGGGTAATTCTGGAGAACTCCGAGAATTTTGCCGACACCTGCACCCCCTGGCAATTTGCATTCATAATCACTTGTTCCAGTTACAACGACCCTATATTGAGAACTTGAGAGATCCTCGCCTGCCTTGTATGTCACATCAAGGACACTCATTGGACCTGCCATTTTTCAACCCTCCTTTCAGCATAAGCGATGCCTCGTCCAAATAAGTTATGGACTATATCGCAGGTTTTTCTAATTCTTTTTGTTGCTTTTGACAATCATCCCGAAAGTTTCTGTCAAAAGCAACAAGACATTCGTAATTCGTAATTCGTAACTCGTTACTTTTCCAACTGTTCCGAAGCTACTACGAGGGCTTCGGTATAACTAATCTTACGCTCTGCCATAATCTTATCGGCAAGTTCAGCAACATCAATACCATCGAGCGCAAGAGTTTTTTCACTTTCACTCATAAATAAATCGCGGTATTGTGCCTCTTTTCCCTTCGTATCTTGCATCCCTCGTTGTTGAGAAAGTTCTGTAAATTGCACGATATTTGGCAATGCGTCGAGTACCTTGAAAAGCAATTCAGCCTGTTTCAAGGTTTGGGAAGTGCCATTATCGCTGTAGGTAAATACTTTCACATCATCAAAAGAAAGCAATAGGGTCGATAACGCCGATTCTTGAACCGGGAGCACTTTACCACTTTCTTTATACTTTGCAATCGTCGCTTTGATACCTTCGTTTCTTTGAGTTTCTTTTATTTGTGCAGCCTCCGCTTCCAATTTTGCTACCTGGTCCGCCTTTGCCTTCAACTCAGTTTGCAATGTTGCAATCTGCTGCTCAGTTGTTTGCGTCTGTGTGGTTATCTGCGGTGACAAACCCGCCTGTTCATCTGCCATAATTAAACCTCCTTTGTTTCTATCGTAATTCTCATTGTAACAGGTGATGATTGAAGTGAAGGCATCATTGTTGAATAACGCCTCGATGTCCGGGAGTGACTTTATCGCTGGTATGTCAGCGCCCAGAAGGGCAATCGCGCTCAAAGTCAGCCCATATTGTTGCCCTTTTTCATCCTTGAAATTTCCATAGAGCTCTACTTGATAATCCTCGTAAATCTCTGCGGATGGTCTCCGGTATGCCTTATTCTTTAACAACTCGTAAATGCGCTTAGGAATATTCTTTATATCAGCATAAAGAATCTGACCCATCTTTTTGATGCTTTCTATCCATCCTATCGCGGGCAAACCTTCGTTTTTGAGGAATTTCTGGCCACCATGTCCTAACTTCAATACCGGTTGGACAATATTTTTCAAAGAATAAAAATTTGTTACAAGTCTATCCAAATCACTCTCTGAGTATGATTTTCCATTATGCGTTCCCGTTTTGAAAAATGGAAAGTCTTTGAGTTCAAATACTTCCGCCATCTCTTCTTTTTTCATGATTTTTCCACCTTCACATTTGTAATCAGCGCCCATGTATGACGAAACAGCTTCAGCTATTCTTTTCCCGATGACATTCCATTCCTCCGTTGAATATCCGCCCGCTTCCCGTTGTCCTTCATGATTAAAATACCGCATCGCCGGCAAAACCCTTTCCTGATTCAAAGGATAACGATAATTCACTGGGTCGCCAAATTTCTCATCAGGCACGCTCTCATATTCAGACGGCTTTGTAACATTGCCACCCGACTTTATAGCAATGCCATAACGTGAAGCCCGCTTTTCCTGTTCTGCTTTTGCCTCCTCTGTTGCAGCAAATTTATCAATCTCGTCAAATTCCGCCATTTTTTCATTTTCGCTTCGTTTCACCCATTTGCCACCTTCGACTTTGTACATCCGCCTGAAATTTGTTATTGCAATCGCTGCCGGACTATCTATTCCTTCAGTGCCTTTTAGTCCATCAAACATTCGAGCAAGTTCATTCGCTTGTTCTAATGTTAAGTCTATTTTATCTTTTCCGCCGGGTTGAGACGCTAAGGCGCGAAATTGTGGCGGAATATCCTCTATTTTTTCATAAGGCATTTTAACTCACATCTCCTGAAAACAAAACCTTCCTACGGAGCTCCGTTTTGCCCGCGGGAAGGGTTTATTAAATTTTCGCGCTGTTTCCTCGTCAATGGCAGCATACTTCCAGGGTGTATTTTGCTCTTGCAAGTAAGCCAACAAGAAAATATGTTTTCCACATTACCATTCGAGATTTCTACAATTATTTGATTATAGAATAACCTAAAAAAATGATTCTGTCAAATTATTGTCTGGACAACGTTGGACAATTTTTTCCTGATTCTCCTTACAGTGCGTGCCGAGATATTAAATTTTCGCGCTGTTTCCTCGTCAATGGCAGCATAACTCCAGTTGGTATTTCGCCCTTGCAAGTTGAGCCAAAAAGAAAATATGTTTTCCATATTTTTTGTCCGTTTTACATAACTTTCGGAATGGTTGTAAAACGGACAAGACATATCACCATTCGAGATTTCTAAAATTATCGGATGTTGGCATTGCGTGATTTTTTGAATAGAGGCTATCAATTCTTGTGGAAGCAGTTGCGTTAAATTTCTCATGAAATATCTCCAATGATTTTTTTAGTTCCACGTTCTTTTCTCGAAGCTCCTCATTCATCTTGCATTCAGCATCCATCATTTTCTCATAGTTGCTTATCAACAGTTCGTATTGTTGTATTTTCACTTCGTATTGTTGAAGGTCGAAAATGAGTTTACTAATTTCTTTTTTAGTAGCTATTTTTCTCCAACATGCTCTACAAAAATGTTGTCCATCAGCTCGTTTTTCAACTTTTTTCATACAAAGAATGCAGGTGTAAAAAGCAGGTCTTTTGCAGTTCGCACATAGATGTTTCCCTTTTGGAATTATCACTCCACATTTTCGACAAGTTTTCACGCGCGTCGGTGGCTGATAATGCCAGTTTTGTTTTTCCCATAGTTGCCTACATGCGGGACGAGAGCAACAAACCGCATTATGCCAGCCACGATAATCAAAGCCACAAATGGGACACTTTTTATTTATGTAGGACATTGGTTAAATTGCAAAAACATATCGCAGACACGAAAACAAGTGCCATCCCAACGAAAATGTTTTTGCACTCCTGAAATCGCTTCTTTCATATCAGTAACACGAGTTCCTTTTTCGTCATACATCCAGGTGACTATGACGTAATCACCGGAGGGCTCCAAAAGACTCGGCACATTCTCAAATTTCATGTATGATAGAAAATCTTGAGTTTTAAAATCATAAGACAATTTTACCAACTCCCGCCCCCAATTAGAAGGGCTTTTTTATTTTCTATACTTACTTCTTTTTGTTGCTTTTGACAATAACTTTCGGAATTGGTGTCAAAAGCAACAAGACCTTCTTTTTGTCCGTTTCGACAATAACTTTCGGAATCGGTGTCGAAACGGACAAGACATTCCCTGATTTCCTTTTCCACATTTTCCTTAGTGAGGATTGTATCTTTACAGTCAGAATGATAATCTACCACGAATATGGGACAATCCTCGCCTAATAGTATTTTCTGGATGTTTAATATTCTAATTAACCTGAGTTGCTAGTTGTTCGTTTCTTAATTCCGTATAGGGTAGAGGTAAGTGAGTAAGTGGGTAGGTGAGTAAGTGAGTAGGTGTTTTTACTCACTCACCCACTCACCCACTCACTCACTCACTCCTTATTTTTAGATGAACTGCAACCCTATATGAATTTAAAAATTTGACCACTAGTAACTCAAGTTGCAACTATTACCAAATCAAAATCTCGTTTTTCATCTACGCTTTTACATTACAGAAAATATTCTTAAAAATGCTTATAACTAGCAACTTGAGTTAATTAGTTCTTGGATTGTAATACAAGCCATGGACATAAACGAATTACGAGTTACGACTTACGAATGTCTTGTCCAAAAAACAATAACTTTCGGAATGGGTGTTTTTTGGACAAAAAGAATTTTTTTGTTCGTTTGACAAACCATTCCGAAAGTTTCTGTCAAACGAACAAGACAATTAAAAAACTCTAAGGAACCAGTGTCTTTTACTTCGTATTTCGTAATTCGTACTTTCCCACCTCCTAAACAGTGAAAATTTTCTTAATTAATTCGCCTTGCCGATAATACAGATAGTCTCCGCCACTAATTGTAAGAATGCTATCTGGCAACACAAGAAACCTCCCAGAATCAGTCTCTACCAAAAGCATTTCGCCCGCCTCACATTCAATTGTATCGCCATCAATCAAATCAAGGGGAAGGTCGCTTGTTTTAAGAACTCGCTTCTTTATTTTTGTATAATCACTACCTGTTTTTTCGAGTTGGTAGAAATTGGGGTTTCCAGCAAACAGTAACACTTTTATCATGATGTTCACGCCTCCTTGCTTCCATCTTTTCTAAAATAGGCTCTCTAAGTCTGTTAAATGTGTCGTTGTCATCAATTGCTTGATAAGTGGGCGCGTATTCAATCAAGCCTCCGGCTAACTTAAAGCCTTCCTCCCAACCATCTCCGACGATATGATATTCTCCATCTATCAGGATGATAATTTCTGTATCATCATAATCAAAATGCTCGGCTATGACATAGGCAATCTTGGGATAAATGGGGTCATCATATCCAGCATAATCCAAATCAAAGCGTTCGTCATAACTATCGAAGCGTTCGTCATAACTGCATACTTGGGGGTCTTGAGTATCATTCTCCTCTTTTGCTTCACCTACTAAATATTCATATCTGCGTATGTCACTTTTACCTTCAAGTTGCGCGGAAGCCAGGCATAGGGCTTCAGCATAATCAATTTTGTGGTCCGCCATGATTTGCTCCGCGAGTTCTGATACGTCAATGCCCTCGAGTTCTATTTCACCGTCACGGTCCGTTGTGAACATATTTCGATATTGTTTGTCTGTCATACTAACGTCCCCTTGCTAAATCCTGCATCCGGCTTCAATCCCGCCGGCACAGGTGGTGAAATCACATAATTCAAATTGGATGTGACCGGTATCACGGTACATCTACAATTATGACCATTAGGCGGCCAAAATTCTTGCCAAAAATGGTCGCTCTTAGGATAAATTCTGCCGTCCATTTCCCGATGACTTTGCCGTGTCCGTTCATCCATAATCGCGCTATACTGAAGCGCAGGCACGTAATCAGACACGTCTGGGTCAAAATACAAGTCGCGACGAGCGCCGTTGTAAATATCCGAAATCGCATTTCTGAACACCAATTTAGTGTGATACTTTTCCATTGGCGTGCCTGGCGGCAACGTCCACGCTTTTCCGGTATATTCGATTTGTGATTGCTCTATTGCTTTCACCAAATCAGTGATAAACCAATCCTCGTCGATTGCTCGATAAACAATTCGTTGGATTTCACCCACAATATCCCGCTCAATGAAGCCCGCTACCGTGAACGCCTTCGATTTGAAACCAGATACTAATTTGAGCCATTCGGTTTTTGTAATAGGGACCCTGCCAATGAATTGCTTCAGTCTTTCAGAAGGCGTTGGCGCAAAGGGTTCTTGAAAAGTAAGCCTTTGATTCAGTGAACGCTCTATTTCATTCACCGCAGTTGCCATCGATAATAGATAAACTTCGGCGAATTGATTCTCCATTTCAGTTTCTATCTCTTTCGTGTCAAGGTATAGATTCCGAATACTTCTGTAATCCTTGTTCTGGAAATATTCCTTGATTTGGGGAATCACCTGGGCAAGATTTTTGAATAGATTATCAGAAACCTTCTCTGAAATATCCGCAACCCATTTTTCAAGAAAAAATTTCGTTTCTGCGTAATTAATCATTGTCGCATTTTCGTATTCCGTTAAAGGCCTGAAAGGGAATATTTCTGGTATAATTTCTTGAAATTTCTTGTCAGGCGATGCCCATGATGGCCCTAAATCTCTTGCTGTTGGCATTGTTCCTGGCGGCGGAAATGCTTTTATTGCATTAGAGCCCGCTGGATAGCAATGATAATCCTCATAATCGCTATCAGAATAACGTGCATAAAATGGCCTTCTACAATAACCACACTTATACCACCCTGCTTTTGGAATTGCCAAATCATGCAAACAATCCTGATATGGACAAAGCTGGCCTGGGTCACTTTTTTTCGCTTGAAACTTTCTGATATACGGTTGATTTCTCTGCGGAACATTCAAGTAATCCCGCACCCATTCTTCCGATGGGTCAACAACCCCGCCATCTAAAAGAATTTTGAGAATCTTTGACTTGACTTCAGGGTCTTCTTCAGGTGAAATCATCTGAAAGGTCGGTACCTGAGCATCAAAGTTGTATTGAGTTAATTGAGCTAAGAGTTGCTCTGTAATAAGCGTACTGATACTTGAGCCCAAATCCTCAAGAATCCACAAGAATACGTCAAAATGTTTTTTACCGAGGGCATAACTTCCACGCGAGCCACTTTCGGTATAGCCAAGCAAATCGGGGACGAGAGCGCCACGCGTGATACCCTTGTTCATCGTGTCAATTGCAATCTTGTACGCTTCGGAGGCAGCCGAGGGGATTTCCAACTGGTCTAAAGTCATACCCATTGGCAAGGTGGCAATCGTACCAGTCTGGAGATGCTCAAGGACATCCTCAAGAGCATCTATATCTTTATCTGCTGTGCCGGGTGGATACCAACCGATTGTTGGTGGAAACGGAAAGCGTTCTAACCACATCGCATAGAATTTGAGGATGACTGATTTTATCCACCACTCACGATAAAATGCCCGATAGTCAGACCTGCCATACAAATTATCAAATTCCTCCTGGTAGGTATAAAGGATAAATTTGTCTTGGGGTAGGCGCTGAATCTGACCGCTCACCTGCTCTTGTGCTATGCCATCTTTTTCGAGGTTGCCATGAATGTCCTGGTAGAAAGTGAAATATTGAGGGTCCCTCGTCTTTAAACTTGCCAAAATTATCTTGCCCTCATAGACAGAGCCTTTTTCTTTTGACAGTACCCAGTTTTTTTCGGTAACACTAAACCCATAATCCAATGCCGACATCAATTGAAATAGGTGTTTGTTAAATGTCCCTGCAAGGTTTTCAAGATTCCACTTGCAAAATTCCGCAGCATCAACATCACTTTTTGCAGAACTGGCCGGTTGGATTTGCCAACCTGGAGAAATCCGAGCAAATTTCTTTAGCGTCATCACTGAGCGCACCTGGTCGTCGTGCCTCATCTCATCTATTACTGCATAAGTTTTTTTAGAAATGAGCGCGTCGGGATTGTAGGGAGTGATGCCATATTGCGCAGAAATATAATCCCCGCGTGCAGTTGACCGAATACTCAAATCAGGAGCGTCCTCTCTAAAAACTTGTATAGCACTTTTGAGTTTTTGTATAAATCTCATTTTTCACATCCATTTGTCGAAGTTTGATCCTAATCAATAAATCTACAAGCCACGCTAAACCATCCCAGAAAAGTTGTATTGCCGCGCGCCAGAGCAAGGAATGGAGTGGCAAATAACGCTCAATATTTCTGTTCATTATTCACACCTCCCAAGATACTATCAATACTGGGGTTGGGGCATCGGGGCGTTGGGGCGTTGGAGCGCTGGGGCGTTGGAGCGCTGGGGCGCTGGGGCATTGGAGCTCCATTGCTCCATTGCCCCATTGCCCAGTCGCCAATAAACTGTTGTAAACATTAACATTAATAATCAAAATTACCTAAACCTCCCATGGCGCCCGCAAAGTATTTTTCCGTCCCGTGCGTTTGCTTCTGAGCCCAACACCTTTTCTATTCAACGTCTGAAATGTCTGAAAATCATCTCCATGATTGAAATTAGACGAAGGTTGTATCCGCAACGCCGCTGGCATAGACCGCTTCCGCACTTGCCAAGCTATCGCTCGCGCGATAACAGTATCCATATATCCTTCAGAATAAATTCTTCCGCTTCTTGATTTTACGCCAAAACACTCATCAATGAACCAGAGGCTTTTTACCATCATTTGCTTTTCGTCGATTACTTCGTCCCTGAGGTCATCCATCATGATAGGCTTGGTTTTGGCATTTGTAATCCAGCCGATCTCGCCCTGGTCAATGATTTTGCTTCCGACTTTGCCAACTTTTGAAATTTTCTTTGCCCATTCTGCATAGTCAATGTCCAGATGCCGATAGAGATTCGGATAAAATAATTGATTTTCCAAAGTGTTTATCACCGAATGCCCGTGGTTGTTTCTCTCAACAGCGAGCAAAGCGGTATTATAAAAATACCCTAAGTCAGCGAGAACTTTCGCTAATTGCGGCGGCGTGAGCCGTTCCTTTAGCTCAGCAACCTCCTCGGCATTGTCAAAGCGAATAACAGTTGCGGCTGAAAATGTGCTATTTACTCCGCCCCCCGAAGTATCAGCAGCAATGAGATAACGTTTGCCAGGGATAGGCTCATTGTAAATCCTGATGCCGCCGGGCATTTCGCGGATAAACGAAATTCCTCGTACTATAAGATACAATTCTTGCAAACTACGTGTATCAAAGAAGCTGTTTTCATCAGAGGCAACAAAACAAGATGAATCGTCCATCGGATATTCCTGCCAGACTTTCTTTTTCAGTTTGCGGCGCTTGGTGAGCCAAAATTTCATCTGTTCCCAGGTGAGATTATGCGTTTGTTTCGCAAGTTTTTCCTCTGCTGTAAGTTCTTCTTCTATTTCTTGTCTTTCCTGGTCGCTTTCTATTTTTCTCCGATATTCTGGGAAAATGAACCAGGGAAAAAATTTGTACTGAAAAGGTTTTCCCTGTTCTTTGCATTCAGACACTAACTCTTTTAGATATGGCAAACATGAAGGCGTCGTCTCAATAACTACGTTTCCGGTTTCCTCTGGGACTGCTTCACTAAGCGCAGCTCCAAGCAACCCCTCGGGGTCGGGCCAGAAGGCAAACTCGGAACAATGCAAATTGTTGACTGTATCCGCTCGACCAAATGTTTTCTTTTTTGCGCTACCAACAAAAAAAGATGAATGCAATTTATCAAACATTAATTCGCGTATGTTATCAATGACGACTTTGGGCTTGAATTGCTCAGGTAAATTCGTATAGGCGAAATTTACAATACGAAATAAGCGCTCTGCTTGTGGAAAGTCCTCTGAAATGATAACCGATGACGTATTCGGCGAAGTGATACCATCCCAGAAAAAAAGTAACAGAAGTTCGGTGCTAATACCAAACTTGCGCGCTTTGATGATAAGATTACGGATTGGAAACTCAAAAAACATAGATTTGAGCAAGGCTTTTTGCAAAGCGTTTAAAACAAATTTCCGCTTTCGCTTCTGCTTGTCAATGATATAGAAATAGTTTTCCGCTGCGAATTGAAAATCCCAATAGAAACGCTTTTCTGGCCTTGATAACTCGTTAATTTGTTCAGCAACTTCTTTTTTGTCATTATCACTCAAATTCCACATTATCGTCTTCATCTTCGCTGAATCTCTTAATAACATCGCTGACCAAATCTCGTCCCCCAACGTACATTCTCTGGGTTTCTTCCATAATAAGTTGTTCATTTTGTTCACCTTTTGGCTTGCCATACTCTTCCATGATTTTGATTGCATCCATCAGCCACTTTGATACCACAACCGCAGGAATCTCAGCATTGGTAATGTCAACGATTCGCTGTCCCGCTTTGCTTACCAGTCCATCGGCACTCAATACCAATTTGCGCTTAAATGTCTTCCAATTTTCAAGCCGCTCTTGTTCCATTTGTTTATCGCAATATGCGTCCCATGCTTCGCATCGCTTTACCCAATCGAATTTAGCCGACCACTGTTTTATGAAAGCGGGTGCTTTTCTGGGCCCGTTTTGGTACAGAGACATATTCTTTTTATATGCTTTCGCATAAGCTATTGATAAATTTCTTTCATGAGGCGGTAAATCTCGATATGCACAGAAAGCATTAAACGCCTTAGAGCTTTCTTCTTCTCTTTTTTCCCAAAGTTCAACCACTAATTTTACACATCCTTTTCGGGATAAACAAAAGTCAGTACTAAATGAGGATCTAACATTCCAAACCCTTAAAAAGACAAGCGCGGAAATCTTCCATTGGAAAAGCAGGGCCTGGGTCTATTTTTCGTTCGGGCGCTATGTCATCATGTCCCACGACGTCGCGCAAGTTGTAATGATTGACAAGCAATTTCGATGCCTCCAACGCCGCCGCAATTTGTTCAGGTGTAAAAATATGCCACCCGCGGGGTTTCGTCTCATGCTTGTGTATCGCTTCGATAACTTCACTATCGTCGTATTCATCTTTGAACCATGATAGCCAACGGTTGTAT